TTGCCCAGTGGATTGGTGAGAACACCATCCGTATCGCCGAATACTTCTACATCGAGTACGAGAAGCACACGCTCAACCTTTACCCCGGCAACCAGACTGCGTTCAGCGGTACGCCCGAGGACAAGACGCTGCGCATGATGTTCGGCAAGCCCCTGCGCACCCGCGAAGCTGACCGCAAGAAGGTCAAATGGTGCAAGATCAACGGCTACGACATCCTTGAAGAACGCGAGTGGGCTGGTGCCTACATCCCCGTGGTGCGCGTGGTCGGCAACGAGTTTGAGGTCGATGGCCGCATGTACGTGTCGGGCTTGGTGCGCAACGCCAAGGATGCCCAGCGCATGTACAACTACTGGGTGTCGCAGGAAGCTGAGATGCTGGCGCTGGCCCCCAAAGCCCCTTTCATCGGCTACGGCGGTCAGTTTGAAGGCTACGAGCAGCAGTGGAAGACTGCCAACACGAACAACTGGCCCTATCTGGAGGTCAACCCTGACGTTACAGACGGTCAAGGCGCTGTGTTGCCACTACCCCAGCGGGCACAGCCTCCGATGGCCTCCAGCGGCCTCCTGCAAGCCAAGGCGGGTGCTGCCGAGGACATCAAGTCGGCCACAGGTCAGTACAACGCATCGCTGGGCATGACCAGCAACGAGCGTTCTGGCAAGGCCATCTTGGCCCGCCAGCGCGAAGGCGACATCGGCACCTACCACTACGTTGACAACTTGGCCCGTGCGATCCGTCACATTGGCCGTCAACTCGTGGACCTGATCCCCAAGATTTACGACACCGAGCGCATCGCCCGCATCATTGGCGAAGACGGTGAGCCAGATACCGTCAAGATGAACCCAATGCAGGAAGAACCTGTCAAGCGGATCGTGGACCAAGAGGGCAACCTTATCGAGAAGGTCTACAACCCCGGCGTTGGCAAGTACGATGTGCGCGTGATCACCGGTCCCGGCTACGCTACCAAGCGTCAGGAAGCCTTGGAGAGCATGGCCCAGTTGCTGCAAGGCAACCCACAGTTGTGGCAAGTGGCTGGCGACCTGTTCGTCAAGAACATGGACTGGCCCGGTGCCCAAGACCTCGCCAAGCGGTTCAAGAAGACCATCGACCCCAAAGTGCTGGCCGACGAAGACGATCCAGCTTTGGCCGCTGCCAACCAGCAGATGGAAGCAATGGCCGCTGAGATGGAGAACATGTTCCAGATGTTGCAAAACGTCAACCAGAGCATGGAAGCCCGCGAGATGCAGATCAAGCAGTTTGAGGCTGACATCAAGGCATACTCTGCCGAGACACAGCGCATCAGCGCGGTGCAGGCTGGCATGTCGCCCGAGCAGATTCAGGACATCGTGATGGGCACCATTGCCGCAGCGATGGACACTGGCGATCTGGTTGCAGGCGCACCGCAGATGCCTGAGATGCCGATGCAGCCTGAGATGCCGATGGAGCAGCCGCAGGGTCAAATGCCACCTGAAGGGATGATGTAATGAGTTGCGCTGATTTCATTGGTGAGTTGTTCTTGGCGCGGGATGTGGCCCATTCCGTCCACCTCAACACCCGGTCCTACTCGAAGCACAAGGCGCTGCGGCACTTCTACGAAGACATTCTGGACGCTGCCGACAAGTTTGCCGAGGCGTACCAAGGCCGTCATGGTCTAATTGGCCCCATCTCGCTCAAGTCAGCCCGCAAGGACGGTGCAATTTTGCCGTTTTTGGAGGACTCGCTGGCCTACATTGAGGAAAACCGGTACAAAGTCTGCGGCAAGACCGATACCACCTTGCAGAACATCATTGACGAGATCATTGCTGTTTACTTGTCCGCAATCTACAAGTTAAAATTTCTGGCATAAGGAGCCATCATGTCATCTAATTACGCACAGATCAGCGCAAGCACTCAAATCAAACCGATGGCTGCGAAGCTGAAGGGTGTGTTTGTCAGTGCTGCATCCAGCACTCCGACAATCACAGTCTACGATTCCCCGGATTCGGACAACACTGACCCCAAAGTTCTCGACACGTTTACGCCTGTGGCGGGCACCAATTACAATTTTTTTGATGGTATGTACACCAACAAAGGTTTGTATGTTGTGATTTCGGGCACCGTGTCCTGCACCATTGCATACGAATAAGGATGCACATCATGACAGTGGCTCTTTCCTTGTTTGCTGGCGCAGGCTGGCAATTTTTAGACAACAATGGCAATCCATTGTCTGGTGGTTTAGTTCATGTGTATTTGGCCGGAACTACAACACCGACACCAACATACACATCATCTACGGGAAGCACGCAAAACACGAATCCGATTGTGTTGGATTCTGCTGGAAGGCCACCGGAACAAATCTGGACTGACCCGTTACTAAACTACAAGTTTACGGTTAGCACATCGGCCAGCGTGTTGATTCGCACGTATGACAATATACGCAGCCCGTTTGATTTAGAGAACTTGGTGTTTGTTCAAGCGGGAACCGGCGCTGTTGAGCAAAATGCACAAGACAAAATGCGTCAACTGTTCACGGTGCTGGACTTTGGTGCGGTTGGCAACAACAGCACCGACGACACCGTGAACATTCAAAAAGCCATTGATGCCTGCCCAACTGGCGGCACTTTGATTTTTAACGCTGGGTATACCTTCTATTGCGGATCGCGTTTGGTCATCAACAAAGCAATGACCATTTCGGCGTATGGTGCAACCGTGCGCTTCAACGGAACGCGAAGCGGTGGGCAAAACAATGACGCAATCAGTATTACGGCCAGCAATGTAAAAATCTTGGGTGGCACATGGAAAGAAGTTGCGCCAACCACAAACAGCGGGGATTACGGAATTACGTTTTACGGCGTCGAAAACGACTCAGTAACACCACCGACCTACATCGAAAACGTAGGCATTCAAGACGCTACCATTGTCGATTGGCAAGGCGAGAGTGTGATTTTTAGAATGTGTCAAAACTTCTATGTCACAAACTGCGACATTTCAAACATTGGCTACGCTGGTGTTCAAGCGCTATCAAGTAACCAAGGCGTGATTTCCAATAACAGGATTGGCGACATTCACCCCACCGGTGTTGTTGGCTCTTTCGATAACGCCTACGGCATTGCAATCACATGCAACAGCAACGGTAACACCGTTGGTCGTCCGTTGTCCCATGACGTTACCGTAACTGGCAACTACGTTTACAACGTCAAAACATGGGAAGGTATTGATACGCACGGCGGTTACAACATTTCGGTTGTTGGAAATACTGTTCGTAATTGTCGAGCTGGTATTGCGCTTGTCTCCTACGTAGGTGGCGCTACAACTGCGCAAGATGCGGGCGCTAGACGTTGCGCTGTAACTGGGAACACGATTGAAAATGACCCCTTGATTTACCCATCGCGTGATGGCATGAGTTATGGAATCGTGGCCGACGGAGATGTTGGTGTCGGCGGTGATACGGGCGATGGTGTTGTTATCAGCGGCAACACATTGACGTATTGCGGCGGCAAAAACTCGACTGAATCGCTTGGTGCAATTGAAGGAATTCTGATAAACGCCCTTGTGGTGTCTGGAAACAGCATCAGCGAATCCGGCTCAAATGCAATCATGCTGTTTTCGTGTGCAAATTCTTTGGTGGATAGCAATTCAATTTGGGAGATTGAGCCATTCAATGCAGCATCGTTCCCCGCTGCAACTGCAACATTTAGCGGCAACCCCACAGCGGCAGACACAATTACGCTGAACGGTGTTGTTTGCACGTTTGTCGCAACTCCAAGCGCCATCAACAGCAACACCGCAATTAATGTGTTGATTGGTGCAAGTCAAGCCGACACCATCACCAACTTGCAAAACATTCTTGTTACCGCAAGGGATACGGGCACAGCATCGGTGATGCCAAACGGATTGCTGCAATTCACATCGTTCAGCAATGACGGCACTGCCTTTGTGGTGACCTATCGTTACCCAACACGAATGCTGTCAACAAGTTGGACAGTCAGCGAATCGAGTAGCGTTATTTCGTGGAGTGGTGCGAACTTGTCTATCCCCTCGGATGATCGCGGCGCGGGTATCCGAACTGAAACGCTGAGTGGAAGCGCAGTAGCCCCAACTGGTCAAATCAGCAACAACTTTATACGCAATCCGTCGGCTTCCGGTATTGCGATCCGTGGCATCTGCGCGGTTTCTGACACAGAAATAAGCTATCGTGGCAACGCATTGTCTGGTGTGGGCGTGTTGTATGACTTGGAAGGCTCGGCGGTCCTAACATGCGGCAGCGTTTCAAATCTGTTTGAAAATTCTGTCACATACGATCTGCCAAGCATTGCTGCTGGCGCAACGTATGAGTTTTATATCCCGCAACCAACTGCAATAGCCATAGGTGCGTCCGTAAGCGTTTTTCCAAGCAGGTATTTGAATGGCTTAATCATGAGTGTGCAACCTCAGTCGGATGCGTCTATTGTTCAGTTGTATAACCCGACTGCTGGTGCAATCAATTTGGCAAGCACCCGGTTTACATACAAGTACGAGCAATTGCGCAATGATGGAAATTACGGCGAACTAAATTAAAGGAAATCAAAATGGCTCTTGAAATCAACAACCAATACTGCCGAGTGGAAAACCTCGGCGGCGGCAAAAACCAACTGGTGTTTGTTCTGCGTGGCTATGAAAACTCAGCCGCAGAAAAGATCGTCAGCGAAAAAGGATTTGTGTTCAAGCCCGAGGGCGACAATCGTTGGGACGCACAAGCCTACGCGCATTTGAAATCTTTGCCGCAGTACGCGCAAGCAACCGACTGCTGATAATTGATTCAAGCAGAAATAGCACTTGGTTCACAATTTTAAGAATCTGCCGCATAATAGCGGCACAACTGTATCGGCCCAGTAGACCGAGAACTCACATGAGTTACAAATGACTGATGAAGTCCAAAACCTAGCGGAAGTAGACTCCGCGCCAGCACCCGAAGTGACGGCCACCTCGGACAATGCACAAAATCTGCCGGAAGTCGCTGACCAGAGTAACGAGACACCTGAGGAGAAGAAATTCTCTCAAGCTGAACTCGATTCGATGATCGGCAAGCGCCTCGCAAGAGAACAGCGCAAATGGGAACGTGAGCAGCAAGCCAAACAAGCAGAGATGCAAGTGCGGCAGTCGGTGCCCAAGGAACTCCCGCCTGTGGATCAATTTGAGTCCCCTGAAGCCTATGCGGAAGCACTGGCAGTCAAACGGGCCGAGGAGATGCTCCACCAGCGTGAACTCCAGAAGCAAAAAGCAGCGATTGAGGACAGCTACGCAGAACGTGAAGAAGAAGTTCGGAACAAGTACGACGACTTTGAACAAGTCGCCTACAACCCGAATCTCCGAGTCACCGATGTGATGGCCGAGACAATCAAAAGTTCCGACATTGGTCCTGATCTGGCCTACTGGCTGGGCAGCAACCCTAAAGAAGCTGATCGCATCTCTCGTCTGTCGCCACTGTTGCAAGCGCGAGAAATCGGGAAGATTGAGGCTAAGATAACTGCCGAGCCTTTCCAAAAGAAAACTTCGTCCGCACCTGACCCGATTCGTCCGGTGACTGCACGAGCAGTAAACCCCGGTGTCACTGACACCACCGATCCTCGGTCTGTCAAGACCATGAGCACATCGGACTGGATTGCTGCCGAGCGTCAACGACAACTCGACAAGGCACGGGCACTTCGCAACCGCTAATTTAGGAAATCATCATGAGTAACTCGCTCTTAACCATTGACATGATCACCCGCAAGTCTCTCGAAATTCTTGAGAACAACTTGGTGATCACCCGCAACGTGAACCGCCAGTACGACGACAGCTTCGCTGTTGAAGGTGCCAAGATCGGTTCCACACTGCGTATCCGTTTGCCCGACCGCGCTCTGGTCACTGACGGTGCCGCCCTGCAAGTTCAGGACGACAACGAACAGTTCACCACTCTGACTGTCTCCAGCCAGAAGCACATCGGCATCAACTTCACATCCGCTGAATTGACCATGCAGTTGGACGACTTCGCAGAGCGTGTCTTGAAGCCACGTATCAGCCAGTTGGCCTCCACTGTGGATGCTGACGTTGCCAACGCATACAAGCTGATCGGTAACAGCGTCGGTACTCCCGGCTCTGCCCCATCGACTGCTCTGGTGCTGTTGCAAGCCCAGCAGAAGCTGAACGAGAACGCCGCCACCATGTCGCCTCGTTACGCTACCGTGAACCCTGCCGCCAACGCCGCATTGGTCAACGGCTTGTCTGGTTTCTTCAACCCCACAGACGTCATCTCTCGCCAGTTCAAGAACGGCATGATGGGTGAGCAAGTGTTGGGCTACGAAGAAGTCAACATGAGCCAGTCGATCAAGGTTCACACCTGCGGTACCCGTGCTGCCACTGGCAACACAACCGGCGCTGCTGTGACCTCCGAAGGCGCAACCACTCTGACTCTGACTGTCGGTTCCGGCGAAATCATCAACGCTGGTGACGTGTTCACTATCGCTGACTGCTACGCTGCCAACCCACAGACTCGTGAGTCCACCGGTTCGCTGTTCCAGTTCGTGGCCTTGTCGTCTTCGACAACCACCACCACAGCTACTGTGACCGTGGCTCCTATGTACTCGGCTGGTAACGCCCTGTGCACTATGGTGTCCCTGCCTGCCACTGGCAAGGCTGTCGTGTTCGTTGGTGCTGCTTCGACCAGCTACCCACAGAACATGGTGTACCACCGTGACGCCATCGCGTTCGCCACTGCTGACCTGTTGCTGCCACAAGGCGTTGACATGGCTAGCCGTGCCGTTCACAACGGTATTAGCCTGCGCGTTGTTCGTCAGTACGACATCAACAACGACCGTATGCCTTGCCGTGTTGACGTGCTGTATGGCTACAACACGATTCGTCCACAAATGGGTTGCCGCATCTGGGGCTAATCCAAGGCGGGGGCTTCGGCCCCTGCGTTCAAAATCAATCTCTGAAAGGAAATTATCATGGCACTCCCTAACGGCGGCGGCGGTTACCAACTCGGTGATGGCAACCTGAACGAACTCACCCTTGGCTACACTGCTGCTCCTCAGACAGCTACTGCCACAGCTACCTTGACCGCTGCCCAGATCACTGGTGGCGTACTGGTTGCTGATCCCAGCACTTCTGCCGCTACTTACACGCTGCCCACAGCTTCTGCCGTTGACGCAGTGCTGACCAGCGCCAAAGTTGGCAGCACATTCCAGTTGAACATCGTCAACAAGGGCACATCCTCGGGTGCTGTCACTTTGTCGATGGGCACTGGCATCACCGATGGCGGCAACGCTGCTGTCGCAGTTGCAGTGACATCCAGCGCAGCCTTCTTGTTCCGCAAGACTGGCGATGCTGCGTACACTGTGTACAAAATTGCTTAATTCTTGAGCAACTGGTAAAACGGGGCTTCGGCCCCGTTTTCACATGGAGAATCAAATGAACGTCACACTCGTACACCCCATTCATGGTGCCAAAGTTGCTACCAATGAGACCGAACTCGAAATGGATGAAAAGAACGGCTGGACACGGTACAATGCCGATACGCCCGTTGAGGCGGCACCGATAGCGGAAAAGCCTGTGCGCAACAAGCTGACTCGCAAAGTGACCGATAAACCTGTCGAACAGCCCAACGAAGTCCCATCATTTCTGACTTCGGCAAGCGACGAATCCGAAGGAAACTGAAATGGCTTCTGCGATCTACGCAATAGTAAACAACGTCACACGCGATATGTACGTTGGTTCAGCCGTTGCTGTAAATCGCAGGTGGAATGCTCACTTGTGCAATCTCCGCAAAGGTAAACATCACTGTGAGCATTTGCAAAACGCCTACCGCAAGTACGGTCCAGATGCGTTTGACTGGGAGGTTGTGCAATTTGTCGAAGACAAAGAAGAATTGATCAAGCACGAGCAATTCTGGATTGACTTTTTTCAACCTGCTTACAACAAGCGCAAAATTGCTGACTCTTGTTTGGGTGTGAAACGCTCACAGCAGGCCCGCGACAACATGCGCAAGGCACAACTCGGTCGAAAGCAAAGTCCTGAGACGATTGCGAAAAAGGCAGCGGCACTCAAGGGTAGACCCCGCCCTCCCGAGGTTCGCGCCAAGATTAGCGCGTCTCATGTTGGAATTCGCCCGTCAGCCGAATCAAGGCTTAAAATGTCAATATCCGCTAAACAAAGGGTGACCAAATGAGTACGACTGCGGGCGACCAAATAAATCGAGCACTTCGTCTGCTTGGCATTCTTGCTGAGGGTGAAACACCTTCTGCCGCCACATCGCAAGATGCGTTGGTGGCGCTTCAACAAATGGTCGATAGCTGGAACACGGAACGTCTGTCCGTGTTCTGCACCCAAGACCAAATCTTCTCGTGGCCCTCTGGTGAGATCAAGCGAACTCTTGGTCCGTCTGGTGACTTTGTGGGCAACCGCCCCATTCAACTCGATGACGGCACCTACTACAAAGCCCCAAGCGGCGTGTCGTATGGCATCAAGTTCATCAACCAAGACCAGTACAACGGCATCGCTGTCAAGACATCGACATCGACCTTCCCGCAGGTCATCTTCGTCAACAACACCTTCCCTGATGTGGAGATGTACATCTACCCACGGCCCACACAGGTCTTGGAGTGGCACTTCATCTCGGTGCAAGAGTTGACGCAGCCTGCGCTACTCAGCACTGAACTGTTCTTCCCACCGGGTTACATGCGGGCTTTTGCCTACAACTTGGCGATGGAGATTGCACCCGAGTTCGGCGTGGAGCCAAGCCCACAGGTGCAGCGCATCGCCATGACCAGCAAGCGCAACTTGAAACGCATCAACAACCCATACGATGTGATGAGCCTGCCCTACGCTGTGGTGGCGAATCGTCAGCGGTTCAACATCTACGCCGGTAACTTCTGATGAAGACGCCCATCCTCGGCTCATCCTACGTGGCCCGCAGTGTCAACGCTGCGGATGCCCGCATGGTCAACCTGTTCCCCGAGATCGTGCCCGAGGCTGGCAAGGAGCCTGCGTTTCTAAACCGCGCTCCCGGCCTCAAGCTGGAGTTCACGGCTGGCACCGGTCCGATCCGTGGGCTGTGGGTGCTGGCTGGCAATCTGTACGTGGTCAGCGGCACTCAACTGTACAAGGTGACTCCTGCCTACGTAGTGACTCTGATCGGCAGCGTAACGGGCACTGGACCTGTCAGCATGGCCGACAACGGCACCCAGTTGTTCGTGGCCTGCAACGGCCCCTCGTACATCTACAATTCGCTGACCAATGTGTTCCAGCAGATCACTGACCCGGACTTCCCCGGCGCTGTGACCGTGGGCTATCTGGACGGCTACTTCGTATTCAACGAGCCGAACAGCCAGAAAATCTGGGTCACTGCGCTGCTTGAGGGCACTCTTGTTGACCCCCTCGACTTTGCCAGCGCCGAAGGCTCTCCTGACGGCGTGGTCGGCATCATCGTGGACCACGGGCAACTGTGGGTCTACGGCACCAATTCCATCGAGGTTTGGTACAACAGCGGCAACGCTGACTTCCCGTTCACTCGTATCCAAGGCGCGTTTAACGAGTTGGGCTGCGCTGCTGCTTACTCGCTTGCCAAGATGGACAACGGTCTGTTCTGGCTGGGCAAGGACGCCCGTGGTCAGGGCATCGTCTATCGTGCCAACGGCTACTCCGGTCAGCGCATCTCGACCCATGCCATCGAGTGGCACATTCAGCAGTACGGTGACCTGTCGGACGCGATTGGCTACACGTACCAGCAAGATGGTCACAGCTTCTACGTGCTGATTTTCCCCAGTGCAGACACGACTTGGGTCTACGATGTGGCAACGCAGGCGTGGCACGAACGCGCCGGGTTCTCCAATGGTGAGTTCACCCGTCACCGCAGCAACTGCCAAGCGTTTTTTGGCACCAAGGTCATGGTGGGCGACTACCAGAACGCCAACGTCTACTCGTTCGATCTGGACGACTACTCGGACAACGGTAGCGTTCAAAAGTGGCTACGGTCGTGGAGAGCACTGCCCACGGGCCAGAACAACTTGAAGCGCACCGCGCACCACAGCCTCCAGCTTGACTGCGAGTCGGGTGTCGGCTTGAACCTCGGGCAAGGCAGCGACCCCGAGGTCATGCTGCGCTGGTCAGACGATGGCGGGCACACATGGTCCAACGAGCACTGGGTCAGCATCGGCAAGATCGGCGAATACTATCGCCGTGCCATCTGGCGCAGGCTGGGCATGACCCTCAAGCTGCGTGATCGCGTCTACGAGGTGTCTGGTACCGACCCCGTGAAGATTGCCATCATGGGTGCTGAACTGATGATCAGTCCGACCAATGCCTAATCCAAGTATCGTTCCAATCACGCAACCAAGGGTTCCTTTCTTGAACCCGGAGACAGGCTTTGTCTCAACGCCGTGGTATCTGTTCCTGCTGTCGCTCAGTCAACTGACTGGTGGCAGCGATGTGTCGCTGGGCGACTTGCAAAAAGGTCCACCGACCCTGACGGTTGACGAAATCAACGCCCTTATCGACAAGGCAAGCGCGGCTCTTGACCCATCGCAAGACGGGTTACTGGCACAATTGGCCGAGTTGCAAAAGCAGGTTAATGGGCTGGAAATGCAAGTGCGTCCTGAGTTGGGCACCATGAGCCAGCTTCAGCAGGACAACGTGCCGTGGCTGCAGTTCGACACGGCACCTGAAGGCTATCCAACTGGTCCTTTTGCCAATGGCACACTGTATTGGGACGATGCTGACGCGATCAAAACGCTCAACATCGTCATGGAGGACAGCGGTGAGGTGATCCAGCACATCGGTGAGGAAACCTACTACCGGGTCAAGGCCAGCGCAGCCATCACCGAAGGTCAGGTGGTCATGTTCACCGGCACCGTGGGTGCCTCTGGTGGGCTGCGTGGTGCCCCGGCTACCGGCTTGACGGCCTTTCAAGGCGAGTACATCATGGGTGTCGCCACCCAAGACATCGCCAACAACGGCTGGGGTTACGTCACATGGTTTGGCGAGGTCAAGGGTGTCAACACCACTGGCGGCGCAGAAGTGTGGGTCGATGGGCAGATTCTGTACTACGACCCCGCAGTGGCGGGTGGGCTGACCAAAAACGTCCCGACAGCACCGAACCCCAAGGTCATCGTGGCGTCTGTGGTCCATGCGGCCAGCAATGGCATCCTATTTGTGCGCCCTACCTTCGGATCGGCTTTGGGTGCGACTGACTCCAACGTCGAAATCACCGGGCTTGCCAATGGCGACATTCTCCAGTACGACTTAGTGCAGCAACGCTGGGAAAACGTTCCATCATCGACATTGCCTGTTGGCACAGCGACAAACCTTGCTGGCGGTGCGGCAGGCTCGGTGCCATACCAGTCTGCACCAAGCACCACCACATTCCGAGCCATCGGCACTGCTGGTCAAGTGTTTCGGGTCAACTCTGGGGCCACTGCGCCTGAGTGGGTCTCGGCTGCGGCGCTGACAAAGACTGACGACACCAACGTCACGTTGACCCTTGGTGGAAATCCAACCACTGCGCTGCTGGCTGCTGCATCGTTGACGCTCGGCTGGACCGGACAGCTTGCCGCAACTCGAGGTGGTACAGGGTTTGACTCTTACGCCGTGGGCGATCTGCTGTATGCCGACACAACGACAACACTCGCAAAATTAGCAGATGTTGCCACAGGCAATGCTCTGATCTCTGGCGGCGTTGGGGTTGCCCCATCGTGGGGAAAAATTGGCCTGACAACGCACGTATCAGGCACTTTGCCCGTAGCAAACGGCGGGACCGGAATAACATCTTTTGGAACAGGTGTTGCAACTTGGCTTGGCACCCCTTCTTCCGCAAACCTTGCCGCAGCCGTTACCGATGAAACGGGCAGCGGCTCTTTGGTCTTTGCTACGCGCCCGTCCTTTGCCAGCACCATCGGAGTTGGTGGTGCAACAGCTTCGGCCTCTGGTGCTGGTGTCAGCTTTCCGGCCGCACAAAGTGCCAGCACAGACCCAAACACTTTCGACGATTACGAGGAAGGCACTTGGACACCGGGATATGCGCCAACTACGGGAGCGTTCACCACAATCACGTATGGTTTTGCCTCTGGTTATTACAGAAAAATTGGCGACATTGTTTTTTGTACGTGCAGGTTAAGAACAAGCGCATTTGTTGTCGGCACAGGAAGCGGTATTGTGTTGTTAACAGGTTTGCCGTTTACAACTTTTAGCGCCACTGCGTCAAATGCTGCGACCCCAGCAGCAATTTCGGTTAGTTGGGTAGTCAACCCGTCAGGAATTGTTACGGTGGCAAGCTCAACCACTGCCCAAATTCAAAAAACATTTTCAAACACTGGCACTGTTGTTGCCGATATGAGTGCAGGTGCAGCAAATAACTTTTTGTCTTTGACGTTTTTTTATGTGGCAGCGTAATGAAACTTGTTACCAAAACCCAAGTGGATTCTTGGGTCATATTAGGAGAGCATCGTGCTTGAGAAAATACAGCTTGTTGACAAAATTGAAGTGATCGAAAATGGCATAGTTCAAGTTCGCACCAAAACGGCCATCATGGAAGACGGTGTAGAACTTTCAAAAACTTACCACCGACACTGCATTGCACCGGGTCAAGACTTTTCTTCTGAGGACAAGATGGTGCGAGACATTTGCGCCGCAGTCCACACACCTGAGAAAATAACCGCATACGCTCAACAAATGGAGAGACCCGAATGACAGTCATCGTCAAAAACATCGTCCCGGCCAAAACGGTCGAGGACACACAGACCACCCAGTACACGGCCACCAACGTGACCACGATCATCGACAAGTTCACGGCGACCAATTACAGCGCCGTGGCTGCGACGATCTCGGTCAACTTGGTCACAACTGCCGGGTCTGCCGGTAACGACAACCTGATCACCAAGACCAAGACGCTTCAGCCGTCCGAGGTGTATACGTTCCCCGAGTTGGTGGGGCAGGTTTTGAACCCCGGCAGCTTCATCAGTACAATTGCAGGAACCGCCAGCGCCATCAACATGCGCGTCAGTGGTCGTGAGGTGACTCAGTGAACATGACAGTGACTTACGGAGAAGGGTTCGCCGTTGCGCCGCCTCAAATGATGCGGCAAAAGGTAGAATCGCTCCAGCAGGAACTGTCCAAACTGCCTCAGTACGAGCCTGAGACAAAGCACTATTTCCACGGTGGTATGTACTGCCGCGAGGTGTTTCGTCATGCTGGTGTGCTGGTGGTTGGCGCAATCCACAAGAAAGAGCACCTGTACCTCATCGTGTCTGGAACCGTGGCGATCACGGACGGTGAGGGTAATGTGCAAGAGGTCACCGGGCCTCATCTGTTCCAAAGCAAACCCGGGACAAAGCGGGCAGTGTATGCAATCACTGATGCGCTTTGCATGACGTTTCACGCCATCGAGGCGACAACGGTCGAGGAAGCCGAGGCCGAGTTGGTTGAGGTGGAACCCGATTCGATGTATGCTTTGGGCAACACGGTCAAGAACAAACAAATTGAGGTGTCACCATGACATTTTGGGTAGCTGGTGCCGTAGTCGGCAGTGCTGTAATTGGCGCAAGTGCCTCCAACAAGGCAGCAAAATCACAGGCGGCTGCGACTGGTCAAGCGGCTGATCTTGAGCGGGAAATGTTTGAGCGCAACATCGAGTTGAACGCTCCGTTTCGTGAAGCGGGTATCACTGCGCTCAATAAACTGGTTCCGTTGGCAACCGAGTACACCCCATTCGGGATGTCTCAGTTTCAAGCTGATCCCGGCTATTCTTTCCGCATGTCCGAAGGACTGAAGGGCTTGGAGCGATCTGCCGCCGCTCGTGGTGGTCTGCTGTCGGGCGGTACCCTCAAAGGCATTCAGCGGTTTGGTCAAGACCTTGCATCGCAGGAATACCAAAACGCATTCAACCGATATGGTGTTGAGCGAGAGCGCAGGTTGAATCCGTTGCAGTCGCTGGCCGGTGTCGGTCAAACAACTTCGCGGGAGTTGGGTGCAGCCGGTACACAGATGGCTGGCAACGTGGGTAACTTGATGACCAGCGGCGCTGCGGCCCGCGCATCGGGTTACGTGGGTGGTGCCAACGCGCTGACAGGTGCTCTGAATACCGGCCTGAACTACTATCAGGGTCAGCAATACCTGAACGCACTTCGCCCTCCAGCGGCTCAAACTCAGTACCCTTCGTACCAAGTGCCGTACACATCGAACATTGGGTAAGGACTGATCATGGCAATCAACCCAAACATCGCATTGGCCGTCAGAGGCATCGAACTGCAAGACCCGCTGGCTCAGTACGGCAAAGTCGCTGCAATTCAAAACGCGCAGAACCAGAATCAACTGGCTCAGTTGCAGATGCAACAAGCCCAGCGTGAGCAGGAATCGACCAACGCACTGAACCGCGCTTACGCCGAAGCGTACAACACGCAGACCGGTGAAATTGATGTCAACAAACTGCGTAGTTCACTCTCGACAGGTGGCTTTGGTTCCAAACTGCCCGCTGTGGAAAAAGGTCTGAGCGAATTGCAGACTGCCAGAACAGCGCAGCAAAAAGGGCAAGTGGAATTGCTGGATTCCAAGCTGAAGCAGTCGCGCAGCTTTCTCGACACGCTGGACCCCGCATCGCCCGGTGCTGCCGAGGCGTACATGCAGTGGCACCGTGCCAACCATGCTGACCCCGTGATCGGCAAAGCACTGGAAGCCCGTGGCATCACGGTGGACCAGTCGATGCAGCGCATCCAGCAATTGATGCAGACACCCGGTGGCCTTGCCCGACTGATCAACGAGTCGAAGCTAGGCACCGAGAAGTTCATGGAAATGAACAAACCCACGACACAGGTCATTGACCAGAGTGGTCAGCGTCAGGTCATCCAGATTCCGGGTCTTGGTGGTGCACCGACCACGGTGGGCACCTACGCCGATGTGCCGCTGCCCGCTGCTGTCGAGGCGCAAAAGTCTCGCATCGGTAAGGCCGGTGCGTCACAGCAGGTTGTCAACGTCAGCACCGAGAAGAAGTACGGTGAGCGGTTTGGCGGTTTGATTGCCGACCAAGACGCTGCCAAGCTGTCTGCTGCCGAGAACGCCCCCAACGCTGCGGCAACTGCCGACCGAGTGATGGATTTGATCTCTACCGGCAAGGTTATCACCGGTACAGGTGCCAACGCTCGACTGCAACTTGCCAAGGCATTGAACTTGGCCGGTGGCACCGACTCGGAAAAGATTCGCAACACCGAGGTGCTGGTTTCTTCGTTGGCCGAAACAACGCTGGGTGCGATCAAATCGTCGAACCTTGGCGCAGGTCAAGGCTTCACCAACGCCGACCGAGACTTTTTGGAAAAGGCCAAGGCCGGTCAACTCAGCTACGATGCCAAGTCACTTACCGAACTGGCCCGTCTGTCCCGCCTTGCTGCCGAAAAGAGCGCAGAGTCGTGGAACAAGCGGGTTACTCAGATTCCCGCAAGTGCGCTTGAGGGTACCGGTATCTCCACCGAACCCGTGGTTGTGCCGCCGCGCAAAACCTCGTCTGTCATGACAATCCCGAGTGGTGCGATTCAGGCGCTGCAAGCAGGTCAGGGCACCCCCGAGCAATTCGATGCCATCTTTGGCCCCGGCTCGGCAGCAAGAGTACTTAAGGGGAAGTAAATGGCAGAGAACCCGTTTGCGCAATTTGCAGCACAGCCTGCAAAATCGGACAACCCGTTTGCCCAGTTCGCCCCCGCAGCACCTTCTGGTGGCATCCCCGGCCCACGCCGTGGTTACTCGCTGACCGAGGTGCCCGTGGAAGCCGTCAAAAACCTGCCCGAGAGTGCAGGCAAGTTTGTCGGCGGTGTCGTGCAGGCCGTGACCAGTCCGCTTCAAACCCTCACCGGCATCCTCGATGCTGGTGCTGGTGCGCTGCGCAACTCGCTGCCGCAAGGCGTGGTCAACTTTATCGACCGGTTTGAAGTCGACCCGGAAGCCGCACAACGGGCTGTTCAGACAGCCAACGCCATCGGTGGCATGTACAAAGACCGCTACGGCAGCTACGAGGGCATCAAGCGCACGTTTGCCGAAGACCCAGTGGGCGCTGCTGCTGACCTGTCCACCCTGCTGACTGGGGGCGGTGCTGCCGCGACCA